AGTAGTAGGCTCCGCAGGAAAAATAGATTTCCCAGAGCATCTGTTTATTGGTTGATTAATTATGAAGTTTTTGTTTTTTTTAGATATTGCAGTCAGAATTAATAAAATTAATAAAAAATAAAATTATATACATCAGTGCAATTAGAAAGTATCATGTGAGCTTAGGATTAAGATGCTAAACCTTCTTTATCTTCCTAGCAGGACAGAGAAATGAGAGACAAATTAAAGAAATAATAAGTAAAACTATTAATACTATTACAACCATCCAATTTCCTTGCAACAGGCCTATCAACCATTCCCCTGTCTTTTTCATCCAACAGCCTACTCTACATGTTGGGGCACCATCATCATATATGTGATTGTCTTCCATGGTGTCAGTTGCAGTAACTCTTTCTAAATGGGGTGCTGATGCCAACATTCCTTCAGTTGAGCACTGATGATCATGACAACATTTAAATCGAGAGCCACTGTGACCACCCTTTCCTGTAACCAGAACTGTGTTCTGCCCACGTATTAAAGTGACACTTGTTGCCCCATAACAGATAGCTGAATCACATGCCTTGATGGAGGTTAAAAATTTGCTACATTCTGTTAGTGAAATAATACATTTTAGTGTGAATCCTACACCTGAACCCCAAGAACCTTCTACATTTATGGTTTGAACTCCAATCTTACAAGGGTTAGATGATAAATCATTAAAGTCTATTTCTCTGCTCACAAGGATGTTTAGGTGATCCCTTAATAAGCCATCAGGGTCTGACCACTCTAGCTTATTCTTTGTAAAGTGTATATCTGTTGTATTGAAAGATTGGAAAGAATCTATGGTTGCCATCAGCTTCCTATATCCAGAGACGGTGTTCCCCTGATATTCACACACAGGAGTCTGTGCAAACATGCATTTTTTTCTGAATGTACCAGCATAATCAGGACATGTAAAGCCCCTATCTGCAAGTCTCATAATATCACCAGGATCACCATATTGACAAGATGTTGTGCACCATTGTTTTAAGATTAAACCGCCTCCTTCCATCGGTCCTAGAAACAGGAGTGTATCACCTTGTGAGAACTTTGAAATTGTCCCCACCATACAAATTTTGAAGTTCCTGGTAATAAAGCAGTCATTTGAATCCACTATTTTGCACATATGCTCATCATTGAATTGTACACAGACTTTTCTAGTATATCTTAGTGTTATTAACTTATAAGCGGTTCCCACTGCCTTAAACTTATCCAGGTATAGACCGCAGGCCGTGCAACCTGTTCCTAATCCAGGGCAGTCAAGAGGATTACATGCCCAGTTTGATTCATACTGAAAGTCCTTTTCATATTTGCAAAGAGCTGACTGCCAAGGATAAACATACTTAGCACACTCTCCATAGCAATGAAATGCAGTTTTTATGTTTATTTGGGCATCAAACCAATGTCCTAACTGCTGAACATCAGTGGAAATTACTTGAGGATATACAGAAATGTGGATAAATAGTGTTTGCTCAGGATTTCTAGGGCTCACTAGCTGTCTCCTATATGTAAATTTTGAACTTGATACTAAAGAAAAATCAAGTTCTAAATCATTACTCATTGTCACACGACCTATGCCATGAGCATTGTCATTCCAGATCGGCTGCAATGGCTCTGGCTCTGCACTTGCTGCCCAGAACACAGATTCTAAGGTCAATAAAAATATCCACACTGTAAAAATGTAGCATCTGCTTCGATACCTAAATAAATTTAATGTCCTGTAGCAACCTTGCCTCCTTGTTTTCTGTGTTACAGATTTTCTTAGATCATCAGAAAAGCGGTGTGTGACCTGACAAACTTTATAATGTGCCTGAACTGCTGCTTCAGATGGTTCACAATGGGCAAAGCAATAGGGGCATTGGTGCTGTGGACAGGATGTTTGGTGTGCTTTATATTCAAGTTGGGTCTCACACTCAATTTTACAGTATTCACAAACCATGGAGCCCTTTGTCTTTTCATATTCTTCTTTAATTTTTCTCAATAATGTTTTAAATCTATTTTCCTCTGATTGGGTGTGAAGGATTGAAGCAATAAACTTTAAAATTGTTAAAATAAGCCAGGTTAAAGTAGGTATTAGGATCCACCCAAAACAAAATGTAATGACCAATGCTAATGTAGCCCAACCATGGAAACCTGGAACACATAGTTCTACAGCAATAGAGTGTGCCACTCCAGAAAACATGGAGAATAGGCTTGTTATAGTGTATATACATTGCCCAATTACAAGTGTTTTTGTCAAAATGATTTTTTTATGCCCGTTACAATACACTATAATATCCTTGTCAACACGTTGACATACAAAGTTTACTTGCTGGTCATTGGTCTTGAATGTGGTATGCTTAGATACAAGGCATGTTGGTGAACTTAAATTGTATATGCCTCCTTCAGCAAATGCCTCACATGATGCACCAGGCCCCGAAAGTACACAGAAGATATTACACTTATTAACAGGATCAAAGACACCTGGTATTTCCATCATTCCAGTCCATGTTAGTGGTAGACCTTTCTTATTACATTCAGATTGGTTGTAATTTGGTAAGTAACCTGGATGGAATACATATTTTGGTGATATCTCCTTTGTGAATACACTCAGAGAAGAGTACAAGGGGGTCCCAGAAAATGCATAACCTTTTAAATTTGCTGTATTCTCAGTACTAGGAACTTTTACTTCTAGTGGGCCTATGATCCTTATTGTACCAGTCTCTTCACCTACATTATCATGATCTTCTCCATAGGGCGCTTTAAATATTGACTTTAGTAACTGGACTGCCCTTGGGTCATCAGGGTTAGGGACACGAAAGACTTCTGAACTCCCGCCAACAGCACAGAGGTAATAGCCTTGAAACTTTTGTTCATTCGATGTACAACCATCTGTCTTGACTTTTTCTAATGATTCTATTACCTTTAGCTTCTCATCTGCTTTTGTGATCAAGAAGCAATGAACTGGCAGAGTTGCTGCCTCTAGCAAGCCAGGTTTTATATTGCTGATTAATGACCGGTCAGGTCTGAAACATTTCCCTTCGATCAGTAAACCTGTGGTGCAGTGGATTCTTTTGAAGATTATCTGTACCCTATAGGGGCCTATGGCTACTATACAGCTTTTCATCATATTACAGGCATGTATTGGACTCATGAAATGTAGCTCAGGCTTACAAGCTGTCTGATTGCAAATTAAATCATAACAAATCACAGATTTCCTCATCTTGTAAGCCTGTTCTACAATTTTATGACCAATTATGCATACCCCATTTAAATTCACTTGTGTGGATACCTCCTCAAATGAAGTGGATGATGCACTCCCTGTGTGGTCTGCTTTCTTCTTCCATGAAATCTTTGTAAATTCTGTATTGGCCTTTAAGGAATTATGCACATCCATACTGCATGAACTTTCTACCTCCATAGTAAGAGCATCATCAAGACTGACAGCAGGTAGGACAATAGAACCATGAAGTGTGCTTTCACCGAATGGGACAGCATGAGGGCAATCCAAGTATAGCTCGAAAACATTTCTGGCGAGTAGACCCTGCAAATTTGCTACTACAAGAACAACTCGGAATAAGTTCTTCACTAATTCCATGCTCTTTGTATGTGGCTTCGCATTGCGGAGTCTACTACTA